TACCAGCACAAATGCCGTTTTTGCACTAGCCGTCGCGGGCTCGGGTACTTTCAACAACTATTGCATTACCGGTAATTATATGAGATCGTCGAAAACAAGCGGTAATTATGCCGAATTACGAGGTGACATTATCAACTTCTCCACAAATGTATTACAGGTGAAGTCCGGTACAACCCTATTGAATTCCGCGACTAATACTACTGTAGATAACCTTGTGGCGACATATTAGGANCTTAAATGGCAGATCCAATTGCAGGAAACCAAAGCACAACGGCGGTTTCGAACTACTCAACCACACAGGATGCTATTGATGCTGCGACAGCTTCAGCAGTCAAACCTATTTCGGATACAACCACAAATTTATCGGCGCTAACCATCCCTAATGGAATGCCTGTCTACGATACAGATCTTGGGAAAGCTCAGGTGATGCAGGCNGGATCATTNCAGAATGTCATNGGGGCTGGCAGCACCGTCACCGTGCTTCACGCGGATGATTACGGGTCGTTGCAGGCGTGTTATGACGATTTGCCCACCGCAGGGGGGAAGATCTTACTTGGACCCAGCACTTACGGGCCGTTGGACTGCACAGCCACGGAGAATAAGACGTCGGTGATTATCCAGGGTGAAGGCCCGAGACTCAGCATCATTGCTGGGGGGACAGAACGAGGGATTGACTGCGGTGGTTTTGATAAACATCTGGTGTTGAAAGATTTGCAGGTCACACGGTCTGATACGTCCGGAACCGGCTACTTTGCGATCTTAATGAATGGAATAGACCCATCGCTTGGCGGCACATTCATGATGGAGAATTGTTGGGTGGAAACGGTGGATGCTCCGGCCATGGAGGTGCAGTGGATGGCAAAAGTGGTTATTCGCGATTGCACGATCAAAAGCCCACACACCACCAACTCGCGTGATGCGTTGTGGATGCACGCAAACTATGATGTTGCTATCTCCGGAAACACTATCACGGCTGGACTGGGAAGGGCAATTTATGCAAGCAACTGCGCCCGGATAGCAATCAATGGCAACCCGTATCTCTACTCTGTCAGTGGATATGCACTACATATCACTTGTGCCAATTGGGCAACATATTCAGCTCAAATTCTTGGTAACTNCATCAATAGTGGCTCAACAACGGACGGTGCGATACTTTTGAATACGTCCAACGGTACACTTTGGCGGGTGAATATCATGTGTAATGCCATTTATGCGCCTTCCGCAGCAAATCAGGCGGTGAATCTCTCAGATGTGTCGTACTCTTCTATCGTCCACAATATGATCGAATACAAAAGCGGCGCGACGATTATCGCGGAATCTGGCTCTACCTCGGTTACGACGACGCCGAACAACACATACGCGCATCCGTAATGGAAAAGAAAGATCTCTCTTTATACAGACGCTATTTGATGTTGGAAGCATGTTTTGGGGAAACTCCCTTCACACGAGAAGATGTTCAAGTTAGCTGTGAAAAAGCCGTGTCCATCAGGATGTTGGAGAGGTTATCTACTATTGGATTATTGGATGTTAGACATATGGAGAAAACACGGTATTACGTGGTTAATATGGGTATATGAACAAAGAACTTAAATTCCCTTGGGAGTATGAAACTTTTGATTCCCATAAATGGCCCGGAGGGGCTCGGGTAGAGTACAAACGAAATGAGTGGTCTACAGAGCATCTCGAAAGAATATCTTCCAGGCAGGTTAGGAAATTAAAATCTCGGAAATTTGCAGCTTATTCGGAACTTAAGAAACGAAAGATTGCTTATGAATTGCAGAAACAGCTGGATAATCGCATTAAGTACCTTGTTTTAGAGGAAAAGCGGTTCGACATTTTCTGCAAATACGTTCTCGGATTGGACGTGGAAGATGTTCATTTGGAAATGATAAACTTTTTGGAGTCCACCACCGAAGGGTTATTGTTGGCCTCCCGGGATTTTGGTAAATCTACCATATGCACGCAAGCAGCTTGTCTTTTCCGGATGGTCTTATATCCAAATGAACGAACACTGGTCATCTCCGCGAACCAGACTCAGGCCGAGAAGCAGATTGGCGGTATAAAAGCACACATTGAGACCAATTCTCGGTTTAGGCGGTTATTTGGGGACATTAAAGGTGACATTTGGTCAAAGAAAGAACTTTCCATTAACACCAGAACAAAGTTCTGGAAGGAAGCCACGTTAACTGCGGTTGGGTTAAGCTCCGCCACAATCGTGGGTTGGCACGGCGAAAATGTCATTTTGGATGATATCCTTAACCTGGATAATACCAGAACGCAACTTCAACGTGAACGAGTCACGGAGTACTTTTACCAAGTTGTTTTGCCAACACTTGAGCCTGGTGGCAGAATGTTTGTGATAGGAACCAGATATGCTGTCTCAGACTTTTACGGACATCTATTGGCGAACGAATTTGCTAATAATCACACAATAATTCCGCTTCTCCGAGAAGATGCTGATGGAAATGAATATTCCACATATCCAAATAAATTTCCATTAAAGAAGGCGTTAAGCAGACGTAAACGCATGGGTGCTGTTATGTTTAATATGCAGTACCAGAACCAAGTTAATGTGGAAGAAGGGGCAATATTTTCCTACGATTGGTTCAGCTGGTTTACTGATCGCCCAAATGACATGAGAATTTATATCTCGATTGACCCCGCCATTTCTCAGGGTAAAAATAGTGACTTCTTCGCTTCAATTGTCGCAGGGGTCACCAGAGATCGTGATGTATACATCCTAGATTATTATCGAAATAAGATGCCCTTCCCAACCCAGATAAAAACAATCTTGGATTGGATCAAGAAGTTTGAGCCTCATAAGGTGTTTGTGGAGTCAGTTGCCTTTCAGAGTGCCATTTCGCAGACGTTATTGACCCACAAAATTGCTAAAGGGCGGGTTGTTCCAGTAATCTCCAAATTCTCCAAGGAAGCCCGAGCACACAAGGTGGCCCCCATGGTGGAGCAACGACGTGTTTATTTACCGGACTCTTTTCGACGCGATAAACCCAGATTTATTGAGGAAGTTATACGATTCCCAGACATTGATCACGATGATGTGTGTGATGCGTTCATCCAGCTGCTTGACGCAGTGTTCTTCGGATCACGGAAAAAATCACGCACTGTGGAACCAGGATTATTATGAGCAAAGATATTGCTGCTGAAGAGTTAACAAACATCTCCATCATCGAACCGGATATCCCACAAGTTGCTTCAACAAATGGCATATTGCGGAAGAGAGAGGATTTGCCTGAAAAGGATCTTAACACAAGAACCAATCTCTATGCGCATCCCTATGATATGTCCGGCTTGGCGTCCAGAGAACAATATTCCACAGAATTGGGATCTTGCTTGGATGCTATGGTTTCNAANACCGTNGGCTTCGGTTGGAGAGTGGTGGAGAAGATTGAAATCAGAAAAGGGGAGATTTCGGATCAGTTGGAACAAACCATTGCGCAGGAAAGGCGAGCCCTAACGGCGAAGTTGGAAAAGTTCAACATGCGAGAGGGTCTTTATGAGGTCATCTCTCGTTTTGTTAGGGATTTGGAGACTGTAGGCAATGGATACATGGAGGTTGTAAGAGCAACTGATGGTGGAATCACCGGGCTAAACCATGTCCCAGCATCTATAGTGTGGATTGCAAAGAACACTCAAAGGGTGGAGAAGAAGTGGCCGTGGTTTGTCCCAGTGTATGATGATGGCGGGCTAATTGTGGATTACATCCAAGAGGAAAAGACTGAGAAATTAAAGTTCAATCGTTTCGTTGCCAGACGAGAGAGAAAGGAAGTCTGGTTCAAAGAATTTGGGGATCCAAGAAAATTCCGTGGATCAACAGAGCTGATTTGGAGAAAATTATATCGGGATCCAGATTCCAAATATGGAATTCCTAGTTATATTGGGGCATTGCTTCCAATGCTCGGCGCCAGAGAAGCTGAGGAGATTAATTATAACACCTTCAAAAACAATTGTGTGCCAAATTTAGCTTTGATGGTTTCTGGAGGTTCGGTTTCTCAAGGGTCGTTAAAGAGAATCAAGGAATTCATGTCAAAGAGTGTTCGAGGGGATGATAATTATTCTCGGGTGCTTTTGATCGAGGCAGAATCTCATGAGGAGTTCTTCCAGACATCGCAGCAAATAAAGATAAAATTTGAAAAGTTGCGAGAAGAACAGCACACCGATGAGCTTTTTCAATCCTACATAAAGCATTCAAACGAAAAAATTCGCCGATCTTTTCGCCTCCCCCCGTTATATAATNGTGGAACGGAGGACTTCACCCGCGCAACCGCAGAATCTGCTCGAAGATTGAC